TTCTTTGTATGCATCTTGTGCTTTTCTTCGTTGAAACGTCGTATTAAATCCTGTTGTTCGACCCTGGAATAATTTACGAAAAATACGAAAACATTGTATTCTAAATCTACTGTAGGACTTTCTTTAACATTAAATGAATATTGTGTATATTCACCTCTTTTTAAAGATATAACTCCTCTCGTTTCTTCTTCTAATTCCCGTAAAGCTGTACGTAACGGGTTAAATATTTCTCTTCTTCGACACCCACCGGTGACGAAGATCCATTCTTTAAATCTTTTGTCTCTCACTGTTAAAAATCTTGGGGTGCCACCATGAAATGACACCAATATGGCGATAGCTTTGTGTTTCTTCATTGCTCATCGCACTCTATAATCCCCTGATAAGTTTATTCACTCGATTCCTCAACAGTAATTTTCTTGGGCTCTTCCTTACCGACGAGAGACGGCTTCTCTACGGGAGTTTTTACGAGCTGAATACGAGAAGGGCGCTCTACAATAACGGGGCGTTGCTTTTCATTGACGGTGTTCTTAAACTCCTCCATATCTTGCCTGTTCTTTTTGAACTCGTTATAGATGTAAATGGTGGCAGCTACACAGAGTACGGCGGCCACGAGAGTTGCGGTTTCGCGGTCAAATGCAAACATTATGGTAATTTAAAGTTTCTTTTTTTTAAGCACTAACAATCGCGCCCATAGCTACTTTATCGTTCCTGGGACATTCGTATCCGTGCTGAGCAAACTGAATTTCATTATAATGTCCGTCTTTACACGGAGCGTTCTGTATGGGAATGTATTGATTAAGAGTTCCAGATTTAGGATCGTAGGTGATCATAAAAACGAAAGCCAATAGAAACAAAAAGACTAACATTTACTATTAATTAGGATTTAATTGCTGTATAATAAACCGGCCATACCGTTTTCTATACGTAAAATGTTATAGTTAACAGCGTATACATCCGTTCCAAAAGTTCCAGCATCAGTGAGAAGACGGGCGCTGTCTACACGACTGAAATTTAAGCTTCCCGTGGGCTGGAGCTTGGCGGTATCTAAGCAGAAGGGATAGAGGAAGTGGTGATCGATCGAGCTGTCGAGTTTGTAAAAAGGGGTGTGGTAATAGAGAGAGGTTGTCGAGTAATTCGAAGCATGCTTGGCGTCTCCAACATCAGTACCGTTAATCTGAAGCTTGACATTACCACTCCTGAATTTGAGACCATCACCAGCACTGTCGTGAGATGCCAAAAACTTAACGGGGTGATTAAAGGAAAGTTCCTGAATAGCGGTACCTGAAGCAACCATCTTTTGAGTTTGGGTTATGAGCATGTTCTGGGGAGTGCTCGCGAGAGTGGTACGCTCGTCAGTATCAAGGTAAATGAATTGAGCATGAACCTCATAATCGGTAACTGCAGTGGTACCCCACCTAATGCGAATTTCTACGTCATGGTACTGTAAAGCAACTAAAGGGAGAGCGGACTGAGCATTTTCACAAAAAGTAAAATGAAGAGGGTAAAATCCCGACAAATTCGCATCTGCGGCGGGAAGAGACTTAGAATATGTCTGCGCGAGCATCGCGGGGGCGATGTCTTGAGAGAACTCAGAGGTCTGAGTGTCGATAACCTGACCTCCCACTATTAATTCCACCTTCTCAATTTCTCCTCTCCAAGCAGAAGGAGCTACATCACGTTTGACACGGTTAGTTATGTAAACGTAGCCGAGAAGATCACCCTTGCGTTCAAATCGAACAGTTGACATACCACCATTGGTGGGGTTGCCCTGGATAACCTGTTTCTCAACAGTTTGGGCGAAGTTTGTATGACGTTTATAGTTAGACCTAAAAAATGAAACTTCTGGTCGGCCTACGATGTGGGCATCTTGGGCACCAATGGCAACTAATTGGGCAATTCCACCTGACATGTTTTATATTATACTACGTTTTTATTTTTTTAAGCTCAGAACAATGGGACATGAGGGTGAAGAGACTCTGTAAGAAGAAGCGACATGACACCAACCATAGCGAGACGACCATTAACTAGCTCGGTTTCGGGCTTCCAGAATCCCTGAACGTATCCCTCATCCTTAGGGTTTGCTGCTGTACCGAGGAAGGCGAGCGCCGCGACGGCGACGGAGAGACCGATATTCTCTTGGAACTGCGTGCTGATGGAGTGTCCTGTCATGACCTCGTCGATGACGGCAGAGGTAAAACCGATCATGGCTGCTCGACCATTTACACGTTCCGCAACGGAAAGAAAGTCGTTAGGGCGATCCACACTAGTGAGTGGGGGAGTGCGAGACGCAACGGTCTTTTTCACATTGGGAGTGAACTTGGGCTTCTTGGAAGTGTTTACGGCAACGATAGGCCTGAGAGCGGCGGTACAAGACATTTGTACTTTTTAGATGCGCTTTTTCTTTAAATTACTAGATTTTCAAGATCCCCGACGCGCTTTACGAGGGATGCCACTAATAATTCCATCGTGGCAACTTTTTCTTTTTCTGATTGGAGGTCTTTTTTCAGCTCGTCTAAGGCTTGGGTATCGGGAAAAACTGGGTTGATAAACCAATATTCTTTTACGTCATCTACGTTTTTTATCTTACGCCAGTATGGAGACCTGATACATCCCTTTCTAATATACACTTGCCCCAATAAACCCACACAAGCCCATTCGTTTCTTTTATTTCGCGGTAAGTATGTATCACTTAACGTTTCGTCATATTCTGGGTTTTTAGCTCGCTTCATTTTCGGAGTTCCATCTTCATTGAAGACTAATTCCCCATTGTCATCTTTCAATTGTCTATACGTTGGTCTTCCCCATTCATCATTTTTCCAATACCCAGTCCAATATATACCTGCTACACCACCTACTACGGATGAAGTTCCTGATACGACACCGAGTGGTATTTCACCGGGTTCACATTTTTTTATCTTATTCGTATTTTCTACCAAACTTACACTATATCCAATCCTATCTTCACCGTCTGGATTTCCATCGAACCATTCGAAATATTCCGCATAATCAAGTCCATAATTTTGATACATAGTACCTTCATGATATGCGTGACCAGCATTCGTGTCAAAAAGGTGGCTTCTATTGGAAGATGTAGATGCATTATCCCTAAAATAGAAGTTGTCGTCTACTGAAATATATACCTGACCGTCTGGTCTCATGAAAACACCATCCCAATTATATGAGAAACTTCCGGTATTTTTTGTAGTAAACGCGGCTGCTTCTATTTCCCCGCTTACATTGAGAGTACCACTACTGTTTAATGACATCTTTTGGCTATTAGCAATACGCCACTCGTGCTTTACACCACCGTGGTCTGATCCAGTACCAGGCGTCCCGATGATGCTGTTGAGTTCGCTATCCCAAGCTCCGACATTGTAACACAAACGACCACCCCCTTGAAGCCATAACTCATCAGAGTGGAGCCCCGACGACCTGAAATCGTTGTGAACTCCTACGGTCATGCGCAAATCTTCAGAACTAGATCCTGGTAAGTTCGCACTCTCGTCTTGAACTAAAATAAAACCCCTATCCGAACCATAATTTACGTTAGACCAAAAATTCATTAAGGTATATGAACCCGAAGATGCGGGTTTGAAATCTATGTTTCCATTTGCCCGGATACGCATCCTTTCTGTACCATAATCTGTATCACTGGAACCCGCTCCATTTCTCGTATAAAACGCTATGTCACCTCCAGTATCTGCAGTGGTTGAAAATAACTTCATCGTGCGACTACCCGCATCCAATTCAATTCCCTGGCGATAACTATTATCATAATTCATAATCATTCGTGCATTATTCTGCCAGTGTACAGCTATGTTACCGTTCACGTGTAATTTTTCATCCGGGTTTGCGACCCCGATGCCCACGTTTCCGTCGGATTTTATAACCATCCGCTCCGTTCCCAGTGTAGTCGAGCTACACCCCGTGTTAAAATGCATGTTATCATCGGTACATATCCTCAAGTCTCCGTCATCGACGATGCGACTATATCCACCGCCCCAGTACAGTCCAGACCCTCCCGTTGCGTCAAAATATATTGTACGACCTACACCGTTTAAGTTGATGTTTCCGGCGACATCAAGTTCTCGAGTTGGAGACGCCGTACCGACGCCTACTTTACCACCTCTAACAGTTAAAGCATCAACTAAAGCCCCATCACTAGGGCTGTTCGGGGTCAAAAAACTAATATAGGCATCTGTCCAATCTGCGGAACCACCGTCGTAAAATCCCGACCGTATCTGGGCGGGAACTCTTTGAATATTATCGTTATTGTGGAACTGTGGATTTGTTCTAAACTCAATACCACTTATACTCTGTGACGACCCATTGTTCATATAACTTCCAATTCTCACATAATTGGAAGCTGTTCCCGTTGGTGTTTCTATATGTAATAATGTTTGTGGGCTTACCGTCCCGATTCCCACGTTCCCCGTAGACCTATAAATATTCAATCCACTCTCTGTGAAATAGTTGGTTCCGTCAGCCCCGTCAGCGCCAGGCGCTCCGTCATTACCCGGAATCCCCTGTATACCCTGGTCACCTCTTGGAATTACAAAATCAAAAACGGCAGCGGAAGTCGTACCCGAATTTGTCACTGAGGCAGACGATCCCGCAGCTCCAGTTGTTACTGTTACACCTTCAATCGTAGCCGCGGCACCGTCTGCACCCGGTGGTGTATTCTGTAATAAAGACCCGTCTCCTTCAAACGAAGCCGCTTTTATACGTCCAGCTGTTGCGTTTATTACGACTTGGTTTGGACCCGCGGGTCCCACCCGTAAATCCGTGTTCACGTACGCGTTACTATTCACGTGTAAACCTGCTTGAGGATTCGCGGTGACGAGACCTACACGATTATTTTCGGTATCAACAAAAAGGTGAGAAGATCCAACCAATAAATTACTGGTTATATCCACTTTTCCTGTGAGTACGTGATGGTTCGTATCACTCATCTACAATTATAATACATTATAATCCGTTTGTTATGACACCATCTATATCGTACTTTAACATGTGTTCTAATTCTCTATCACCCTTATGTGTGTACGTGTACACGCGTATGTTTCTAGATTTACAGTATGATATAAAATCATGGTCTAAACAAGTCCAATGTACAACTGTACCAGACATTCCATTCATGATACCATCATACTCATCTTGAGTGAACGTGGTTTCAAATGTCGAACCTTTAATAAAATAGTTTGGTAAGGCTCGTAAAATTTTCCTATTAAAACTACAAAAAATTACATTTTCAGTCGATTCAGACTCGTAAAATACACGTAATGCTTCCGCTATGCGTACATCATTTCCCTTGATATCTATTATTATACACGTGAAACGTATTTCAGGAATTTCATCATATACTTCACGAAGAGAACAAACTCCACACCTTTTTAACTCTTCGAATGTTAAATCTTTTATAAACGCATGTTCCGTACATATGTCGTGAAATAAAACAAGTTCACCCGTTTTACATAACTGTACATCAATTTCCAATCCATCATATTTTCTTTCTAGAGCTTCCCTGAAAGCTGGAATTGTGTTTTCTTCGTATATTTTTGAAAAACCTCTATGAGCGATGTATTTCATCCCTACTATTCCAAAACATCTTTTACATCCGGGTCGCGTATGTAAAAGGTGTTGGTCTCCTCCGGCCGGGTTCGAACCGACGACCTACAGGTTAACAGCCTGTCGCTCTACCAACTGAGCTACAGAGGAATGAAACGAGCTCCCACCAAGATTCGAACTTGGGGTAGTGGATTCAAAGTCCACTGTGTTGACCAACTACACCATAGGAGCTGGTATATCTTCATGTATCGAATTATCTTTAAGCTCGTATATGTATTTGAAATAATACATGATAATTGAAAAGAGACCAGCTGCGAGATTCGTAATTGTCATTGGAATTACATCGTAGTGTATGGAATATATAAGCGACAAAACGCTCGCCAATAAGTTTAAATGTAAAAAGGAATAATTAATAGCCTTTGCATCTTTATGTTTGTATACATGAACGACTTCTGGGACGAACATCAGTGCTATCGCCACAGAGCCTAGTAATCCAGAAATATCTATTAAATTCATAATTTTTTATTTAGATTCGAGTTTATTTAGGCGTCTTTTTAGTTGTATGAGTTCAAGTTCTTGATCCGTCGTCTTACGTTCAAGATTGGTTATTTTACCTCTCATGGCTATGTTTTCGTTTAGTAGACCTTCTTGACGTTTTGAAATGTTCGTTGTGGTCCCCCTAGGCATCGCCGGTTTCTCTGGCCAAACGGGGTTCGCTGGATCCTCGGTCACCGCGGGAAGATCGCGTAAAGCTTTACGGTACGCGAGCCATTGTTGGTACGACGCGTCATCGATCGCATAATCTTCTGAAAAGATCCAATCCGTTTCGGTGAGGCGCCGATTACGTTCTTGGCGGAGTTTTGTTATAGGTTTAGATTCGATTTCTTTCTTTAACGTGTTTTGTTTTACCGCTTGATCAAGTCTTATTTGAAATTCTTCTTTTGATGGTATGTGTGGGTAAGAACCAAAATATATAGATTCATACGTAACACCGTTTGAAAATGTACCTATCTTTGGACACATTTCCCTGATAAGCGTGGTCACGATATTACAATTTTCGGGTGTCAACTCCATTACTGATATTTAAGAAATTTTATTGATGTTTAAAGATGAATGCACCTCGGCAAGGTATAAAGTTACGGTACCCGCGGCTGAATAAAAACGGAACTTCCAATCTTTCTTCATAAAAACCGTTTTACTATACGATCTTACATCATCGATGGTGATGTTTGCGGTATAAAATGTATACGTGTTTTCTACCTGGTTCGAATTTGAATCTTGAAGCTCAAAGCTACCCCAGCGACCCCCATCGAATCCATTGATGAACATAGCCATATCAATAGAATACATGCCATCTTCGGGTGCGGTAAAAAAACCCGTCGTTGCATTCCATGCGGTCGCGTCGGCCCCGTTACGAGTTTTTTGTACGGTTGCGTATACCGAACTCTCCGTACCACTGTTGGCGCTACTAGAAAACCAATTCTCACCTGTTGTATAAATAGCGTTACCACCGGTTCCAGTTATGAACCATCCCATCCCCGCATTATTTACCATTCCCGATGTTTTAATATCCCCACGCACATCTAACTGCGCCTCGGGAGCTTTCCCGATACCGACGACCGTGTCGCTAATGACCATGGACCGCCCGGTTCGACCGAGACGGTAGAGTTTCTTGACCTCCGAGGGTTCGAGGGCGACGTTGTAGATTTTGGGGTTGGATATAAGTCCATTAAACGCGTCGTCCGCCCCACCATTCAATGCGCCACCGACTGACATGACCGTAGTGCTTCCAATACCCTGTGTTCGAGTACCACCTACTAAGGTTTTATCTGCAATCAAAACACCATCTACATATAAATCGAACATATCCGCGGTGATCACCCCAGTTGATTTCTTCACGGCTGCAACGTGGTGCCATGTATTCGGTGTGATAACCGCATTGGTAGTCTTCACATGATCACCACCAATACCACCAGCAATCTGATATGATGTGTTGACAGCTAAACTTGCTATAGTTTCCACTCCCCACGCGCTCCCATAAATTACTATAGCACCCCAGTTAGATATAGATGGTTCGACGTTTATCCATCCAACCAAGCTATAAATTGCATTTCCTGTCGGCAATCCAGAAAGATTTGACCCATATATATAATTTCCTGGTTGACCATCAAACTTAAACGCCTTATCTGCCGCGGAGTATTCAGAATTGCCTGTAAATACCGCATGATTCCCCTTCCCCGAGATATCCGTAGGGCTCGAATTGACGGTGGTGTCGAAATCCACCACCAACTTCTCGTACCTCGGGGTTTCCGTGTCCACGTCGTACCGCGAAACGCGGGGCACATCGAGGGACCTCCCTAACGTCAGCGAACCCTTATCGAGGGTCGTGGGACCGGGGGTGCCGAAGAACTTTATCCTTCCAATTGCCGCGAGACCATCCGGAAGCGTACCAGATTTGGTATTGTCCTGTGTAGCAGTGACTACTATTCTGAAATAACTATAGTATTTCGTTGAATTTATCGTATGGGTAGGACCTCCAGTGGAAGTACTGTACGGCCAAGCCATCGTATAACCCGTCGTTTGGTCGGTAACAGTTTTCATTTGTTCCCATACATTTCCGTCGTTACTTCCAAGTAACGTAAAGTTACGAGGCTGGCGACCACTGGCCGACATGAGGTAAGAATCTAAATACAGTGTATATATCTTCAGTTTATATGGAGCTTTCATTTGTATCCATTCACCGTTTATCCCTGCAGTTGTAGTAGAACCTGTATATAAACCAGACGTAGTACTATAAAGACTACCAGGAGTGTTCCATACAGATTCTCCATTTGAAGCGGATGTTGCATTATCACCAAACGCTTCCCACGCGGGGTGATTCGGGTCATACTCATTACTCGCACTCACACAAAACACTCCATGTCCTTCAATGTTTGTATCGTATTGGTATAAAGCCCTCGGAGGATACTCTTGAATCCGCTCATCTCCCGCCAACTCGAGTTGCCCCGAGGGTTCGGTGACCCCCACGCCCAAGTGTCCCTTGTACAAGGTCACTTGGGACTTGGACCCCAAGAAATAGTCTTTCTGGTAATCGTAGAGTTCCTTCACTTGGTCGGCGTTGAGGATTTTGGAATAATGACGGAAATTGGCAACAGATCCATCGAAAAAATTTCCGGCAAATCTGTGACCTATCGCAAGGGTAGAACCACTTGCCAAATTAAGTGTACCACTTCCAGCACCTGTATCTTGATGTCCCTGATCCACACCGTTTATGTATAATTTATAGGATGTAGGGGTCCTACCAGAAGCACCGCCGTTGTATGTATATGACACGTGATACCATTGGTTAGTTAATAAACCCGAATACCATTCAGTATTACTACCACCGCTGATATCTAAAATTATATTTCCAAGTGTGTTAATATAAAATATAATCGTATTACCAGCTGATACGGGATTTGACCCTATCTGTGTTAAAGCCATAGTCGAAGTTAGAGTGTCTATTTTTATCCAGGCACTCATGGAATGGGGATACTCTCCAGAACCCGCTGTAACTCCTATATTACCGGCATTTATATATTGTGAAGACCCATTAAACTTGAAGGAATCAATACCATCAGTCGAATCCAAGGTGGGTGAATGTCCCTCGACCGCTCCGGTATTCGTATTCGGAGAAAGGTCTGGAATAGGACTCTGGACTGTACTTTCACCCTTCGCATCATAGTAAACCTTCAACTGGGTCCCCGTGGTCGCCGGCACGTTGTACACGGACTTTAGGGTGGTGTCTAGGGAGGCACTGCCTTCTTCGTAGCCGTAGTATTCGAGTTCTCCGATACGAATATTATCTTGGTCAGTATTCACTTGTGTAACGACAATACCGAGATATCTATACGCCGTATTATCGGTAATATTATGAGAATTACCACTTGTGGATGGTGTTTCATTTGAAACATCCTTTAATTCAGTCCATGATAAACCTGTCACCGAACCATATATTTTGTAAGATTTAGGAGCTTCGTTTATACCCCAAGTGTCAGCCCCGGTAACACCTGGATCAGCGTAAAGAGTAAATTTAGAAACCTTAATTTTATTTGGCAACTCAAGTTTTAACCATTCGCCATAGACTGTACCAGTTCCTAATTGATGTGTCGTACCAGTGTAAGAATTTGCGGGGGAACTTCCATCATAGTATGTGCCATCTTGAGATGCCCACCCATTTGCAACTGATTTAACTCCGTCAAATATTCTCCATGCGTCTAAATTGGACTGACTTTGATCACTACTCTTTTCAACTTTGTACCCCTTGTACCCCGAAGACGTAGCCGCATCAGCAGTCAAAGCCACCTCCGGATACTTCCGCAGGGGTCGATCGTGGGGTCCCGTGTACTCGGCGACGACATTCGAATCCGATCGAATCGTCGTGACGTTTAGGTTCCCTGCAACCGTAAGATTATTGGATGTGAGATCATCGGATACGTTGAGTGTCCTAACATTCGCTTCACCCCGAACATCAAGGACGAGGGTTTCCTTTCGTTCGTACGAATACGCCGCTTCATTACCCGAAGCACCCACGAGTGCATAAATTCCATCACCTGAGATAGAAACGGAGCGACCGAATACGTGCCCCGCCGTCGCATCACTCGCCGTTTCTATACCGAGTTCAGTCCATACGGTTCCCGCGTTTTTAAAAGTATACGCTTTTTCGTTTCCAGGCGCACCTACGAGTGCATAGGATCCATCAGAACTTAAGGAAACGGCGCTTCCAAACGCATCCCCAGATGCAGCGTCGGATGCGGTTATGATGGCATTTTGCGACCAATCCGATCCGGAACGTTCATAGGAATACGCTTTACCATTTCCTCCCGTTGCACCTATGAGTGCACGTGAACCATCGGTAGAAAGAGCGACAGAGTAGCCGAAAGAATCACTTTCGGTTATTTTAACTTGTTGGCTCCATATGTAAGCACCGGTGCGTTTGAACACGTATGCGGTATGTTGCGCATGTGCACCTAATAAAGCATAAAGACCATCTCCGGAAATAGCAACTGAAAACCCTAAAGTGAATCCAGTGAGTGCTATTTTCACACCCGCATCCCACGTAGTCGTTCCAGTTCGTCTAAATATATACGCCGCATTTTGTCCCGTCGCACCTACAATTGCATAGGATCCGTCGTCAGATATGGATACAGACGCACCGTACCCCGTAGTCACAGAAATACCTCCCGCGGTTAGCGTCGTTCCAGAATCCCACGTGGATCCCGAAGATCTATAAAAAACAGATGCAGATCCGTTCCCACCTACTATCGCATAGGTTCCGTCGCTAGAAATATCAACCGCGTACCCAAACGCACTTCCAGCGGTAGAAGAAAAGATATTTTCCTGTGTCCACGTACTTCCCGAACGTGTGAACGTATATGCTTTATCTTCACCGTGTGCGCCTACGATCGCATAGAGTCCGTTAGTACTCACCGCGAGTGTATTCGAAAAATAATTACCGGAAGCAGATACCGTAGAAGTAAATTTTTGTTTTTGATCGTAATCGGCATTTGAGCCGTTATAAATAGTCGCAACATTCGCGACGTCTAAAGATCCTTTGACGTCAACATTAGATGTCGCTACGAATGCTTTTTCTCCGTTTTTAAATTCAAGTGTATTCGTGGTGACGTTGCCAGTATTCGTGACCGTCTGAAGTCCGGATACACCAGAAAATGATATACCGGATATGTTTAAACCCTGAGCATACACGTTCCCTGATGTCACGCGAAGGTGAGCGTCGTCTATATTCAGAAACGCATTAGGAGTCGAGGCAGACATCTATTATGTGTCGAGGTTTTTTTAAATGAAAAAAGTTTAGATTAACCGCTATATTGTAAACCGGCACCGCCGACTTGATACTTAAACCTGAAATAGTCCTGTAAGAACTTTACCTGAGCCTGGCTTATGATACCTCTATTACGTTTAAAAACAATCATTTCCGCATAAAACATATCACCTACATTGTGTCTATCATGGGAATGTCTATTACCCCACACTATCGCATCGGCTACGTTACCACCTGGATCGTTAGTAACATTCGCTAAATTAGTCGTTAACGTACCTCTTGTGAGTGTCGCTATACTTATATGATTATTAATACCTCTAGCTTGTGTCGCACCTCCTCGGGCAGAAGGGAAGGCATTATTTGCTTTAGTCATCACACAGTGTACAGACCGCGTTGTATCCGACGAATTAGTTCCTAATATTCCGCCAGCCGTTTTTGTATTACCATCGTTGTATCCATATTGATTCCCATTCTGTAATACCAGTTCATTGCCATCTAAAGGAGCTCCCCACGTGTCCCATGAAACGGTATTACGATTTTCGTATGTGAAAGAATCGTGATAATAGTCCCTATTCAATTCACTAGGAGATGTACACGCGACATGAAATATCGATGTTAGATCCCCTATTCCCGGACCTCCAAAGTCATCTTTATCCCTGCTCTCCATACGGCTATTGATGTTATTACCAGTCCAGAATCTCCGACCGTTTATATATTTGGTATAACAATTTGTCGCTGTTAAATAGTTATCTACCCAATTTCCACTTTTATTATGAACATAACTTATCCCGTCACCTTCATTAACACCCCCTTCAAGATAATCGGTATCATTCAAATCCCACCAATAATCAGGGTTCCAACTACGTATGGTATCTTCCATATATTCGAGATTGCGTATCATACCAGAATAATATAAGTCTTTGGTTATTTCGACGTTCCCACTCACGGTCAAATTAGAAGAAACAGTTAACTCTTTCGCCACTTCCACATTCCCCGACGCCACAAGACTCGTCGTAGGATTCGTAAACTCTACGGTATGCGTAGTCACGTTCCCCATATCGGTCACGGCTTGTAAGTTATGACGGGCCGCCACGTTGACGACGCCCATGGTCATCACACC